GAGGGGTTTCAGCCTGGAACAAGTTGATGTTGTGCATTGGCATCTTTGAAAATGCTCGTGAGACTCCTTCACCAAAAGGTGCAAGTTCAATAAGTTTATTGCGCTGGGCGAGCGACCTATATGTTCTGCGTCCACCACCAACTCCTGCAATGTTGGAAACTTGTGTACCTAAAACATCAAGTACGCCAGCCATTACTTCTTCTTCTGTTTTGGCGGCAGCAAGTCTCATGGTTGTTGCAGGGTCTAACTTGCCACCCCATAGTTTGCGTGTCTCGGCAAAGTCATTTGTTTCTGCGGTGCGTTGAATGATACGCCGACCAAAATCTGTTCTAAAGAATCTGTTGCTTTGTGCAATGTCAATATCGTTACCGACGATGCCCACATTGGCACGCATGGCTGCTCGTTCTGTTGCGTTCGCAGCAGTAGTCATGACTTCTTTGCTGCCCTTGCCTACGATACGGGAGGCTGCACCCACTTTAGAAAGAACCTCAGCACCAGTATCGGTTTGGCTTACTGCAGATAAACCTTTGCCTACAAGACCAAAGCCTTTAGATATGTCTGCGCCTTCTTCTACCGCACGGGCTGCTTTACCGATTGCGCCTACTATTGGGATAGATGGAATTGCAATTGCAGTGGCTGCATCAACAGCACCAGATAGTAAACGGTATGCGTTTGTGTTTGGTTCAAGAAAAGTTGATGCTAAACCACGACCAAGGGTAAATGCTTCACCGTTGATTGTTCCACGGTATCTGCGCACACGGTCTGATTGAAGTTGTTTTGCTTTACCACCAATAAAGAAACCATCACCAGCCTCCTCATCATTGGCAATAAGGGAGCCTAGGTCTGTTGATATAAACCAACCGCCAATATCTCCACCATCATCAGCGTCAGCAATTTGTGCTGCAGCACCAACAACCGTTTGAGGTATGAACTCTAAACCAGCCATCCCATAACGGGAAGCAGTTTTAATTTTGTCCGTAACATTGCGGTCAATCCAAGATTTTTTCTTTGGTGTTTTAGGTTCTAAATCTAAAGGGGCAGCAGTGCGGGCAATCTCTTTGACTTGTTCGTCAGTAAGGTTTGCTTTTGCGGCTGCAAGTTTTACACCTGGAGATAAAGATGGGAACTGGCTATGTAGTTGCCCTGCACGCAACGCCTGTTCTGGTGTCCCAGTAATAGCCATCTGGCGACGGCGTTCGGCTTCCTGCGCAATTGTCATCCATATAGCATCTTCGTTTTCAACAGGTTGCATTACATTCCATTGTACTTGATTGCAGATAACAAACTAGCAAGGTCATCGTTCGGATACATGCGGTACAAGGTTTCCAGTTCTTCAAGAACAGGGTTAGACATAGGAAGAATTGACGGTCTGTTGTTCATGATAGGAGCCATCATGTCTTCAGGGCGTTGAGTTGGTGCCATCATGTCAACAACACTTCCAGCAACAGGACGATTCACTGGTTGCGTTGGCTGAGGCGCAGCACTTGGTGATGCCCCCATAGGTACTGACTGTTGTGCAGCCATTTGTTTTCCTGCTTCACCGTATGTTTGACCTGTTGCAGCCTTTGCAGCAATTTTTCCTGCGGGGTTACGCAGGTCGGAACGGTTTGGGTATTCAGCCATTATGCTCCTCCGAGTTGACTAGCAAGACTTAAGACACCACCTGGTGACCCTGGTTGTGCTTCTGCTCCTGCTGGTGGTCCACCAAGACCACCTAAAAGTGATTCTAATGATGCTGGTCCACCGCCACCAATAGGTTGTTCGGCACCCATACCTGGCATAGCAAGTCCTGGCATTGTTTCAGGTGAACCCGCTGGTGCTTGTGCAGCCTGTCGTGCTTGCGCACGCTTCTGTGCAGCCATGATTGCTTGTGAAAGATTCATCTTGTTTGATTGTACTTGCGATGCGATGTATGCAAGGTCGTCTGGTTGGTATGGACCGTTCGGGTCGGCTGCTTGTGCCTGAATAGAAGACAACAATGCTGCTTCAATACCTTCAGCAACGAGACGGTCCTTCTCTAGTTCTGGGTCTGAAATGAGAGGGTCTGCTTCACGGGCTGATTCTTTAGACATAAGTCCTGTACCGAGACGCTGACCAAGACCAACAATGAGACTGTTCACATCGGAACCTGCTGCGGAATATGCAACATAGTGGAAGTCTGTTTCCCATAGTTTGTTTGGTGTGTAATCTTTGATTCCACCGCCCATACCTGGCATAAAGAATGATTTAGAACTAGCACCCCAATAGGCTTTTTCAATAGCGATAGCGATTTTGTCTTCTTCAATCATGGATGATGCAAAGATTTCTTGTGCTTCTTGTACTCGGAAGTCTACGGTTGCTGCCAATACACTGTCACCACGGCGACCTGTACGGATATTGGTTCCTGATTCTCCACCAAACTCGGCAGGGATTGCACCTTCAAGACGCTCTTGACGCTCTAAACGGTCTAGTGCTGTGTCTGTTTTATACCCAGGATTGGACTGTTGTATTTGGATGTCTCCACCTTTAACAACACCTAACTGCCCTGATTTACCGTCAGCAATTTGAATAATCTCTGGGTTCTCGCCTGGTCGTGCAACAAGGTATTCATCTGGGAAGATGCCACGCTCAATAGCGATTTCAGTGAGGGCTTGTAAACGGGCACGGGTGTAGTACATACCAAGTAGACCGTCAAACTGTCCGTGTGGTTTATCAAGCGTAATGCGTTGTGGAACAATAACAAGTGGCATACCTGCACGGTTGCTGACACGGGATAGTTCTACCGATGGGGAACCAAAGTAGGCACTACCGCTGATAGGGTCACGCTCTTTTTCGTATCCCATAACAAGGGTAACTACTTCAGTTTCGCATACATATTCCAACACAGTAAACATGTCATCTGGTTGTGGTTGCCCTACACGCAGCGTGCCATTAATCATTGGACCAAAGTTTTGAGTTAGCCATGCGTATGTACGGCTATAAGAGAAAATACAATCCATTGGAACTGGGTTATCAATGTCTGAAACTGGTGCGGGGAAGGTATCTAGTGGGTTGCGTAACTGCCACTCTGGAATACGCTTATCAAAGTTAGGTTTGATATAGATAGGTGAGTTGCTGTATGCAAGTAAGTGTCGTGCACGGCGACGCATCTTCATATTCATGCGGTTCTGGTCCCAGATAGAAAGCATTGCACGCTTACGGTCACGAGCCATCTGCATTGAACGGTCTGAACCTTCACGCAATGCAGGGAAATAAGGCACTGGCATAGTGCTTGATACACGCATACTCATCTGGTCAAGACCTTGTACCAGTAGGTTTGCAACAGAAGACTTAGTGTTGCGGTCTAATTCGTTTAGTGGGACAACCACATCGCCGTTAGCAAGTTGGCGTACTTGGCGCATTTGTGAAAGGATAGGACCTTGGGCAGTAACACGCTGGCGGTAGAGGTCAACTATTTCTTCAACTGATTTCATGCGTGACCTTTAGTGTGACTCAAACAATGCAACGATAACATATTAGCCTTACTTAAGCCAGGATGGTCGCCATTGGCGGGGTGGTGGTTTGGATTCGGTTAGGTTCGGCAGGTTAAGTAGAGCCATCCATAAAGCCATAACAATGTCTGTGCCATGTTTCTTATCTCTAGACCATTTAGTTAACTCGTCTGAAGCGGCAAGAGTCTTCCAGTTACCCTTCATAGAAGGCAGGCGTAAGGCTCCCGACCTGATAACTGGCGGCAATAATGATTCCACACCCAGTGATTCGTCTAGTTTGTTTCGGCTAGTGGTGTGAGGCACAACATTGACACGGTGAAGGGCTTGCCATTTGCGTACAAAGTCGTGGGCTAGAAGGAACCGTTGGGCTGCGTTGATTTCAACAATCCAATGCGAGATTGGGTAGCCCATTTGGTATGAGCGTTCCTGCATCCTGTCCATCAACCCTGAGTATTCACCTGTCATGGTGTCATAACCGAGGACTTCTTCAGCGGATAGTTTCACTCGTTCAATATCTACAACATGGTAAAGGTTTGTATTTGGCTGGTAGATAATCCACACAAACGCCCAGAACATGGTGGGTGAGGGGT